CAGTTAAACCTGTGCCACCTATTTGTTCTGTAAAACCTTGACCTGCTTCCGTTACTCCTTCTCTTACTCCTGCTTTAAGAGTTTTACCTACAGTGCTATTTAAAAGACCTATGTTCTTTATGCCTATAGCATTCAACACACCAGAAAACCCAGCAGTTCCCAATGCACCTGCCCAATCTTCCGCGTTAGGTTCTTCTCTAGGAGGATTAGCATTTCTTGCTCGTTCAAAAGCTACTGGCCCAGCTATTTGTACCGCTTCAAACAATGTTGGTCCAAGAAATGCACCTATAATTCCACCAGTTACAGTGCCCCCCGGTCCAACGAGTGAGCCTGCACCAGCTCCGATACCAGCTCCACCTATTCTAGAGAGTATAGAGCCTCCTAACTGTCCTGCTTGTTCTACTGTAGCTAAGGGTAATTCACTCCAATTGTAGTCATACCACTCCCCCTCTGGGTTTATAAATCTAGCTGCTGCTGATTCATAGTCTTCAGGGGCTTCTATGAGATCGCGGAGTTCTTTTGCTTGTGTATCGAAACCTAGAGCTTCTAGCGTTGTTGCTATATTCTCAGTCGGTTGATCTATGCCATAACGAAAGGCTTTTTGGAACTCATTTGCCATTAGTCTAGTTTATATTATTAGGGAAGGAAGGTGAATAAATTCTTATTTCTTCTTCTTTACCCTTAACCTTGATATTACCTATCTCTGTAGCCACCCATCCAGAAGGAAGTTGTAGCATCGTAGCCCTGGACATAATAGTTTTATTGTTTAAGTATTCTCCTCTCCCTGCTGTGGCTTCGAGTCTAGCTGCGAGGTTGACTGCATCTCCAATGACCGAGTAATCGAATCTGCTCTCAGACCCCATGTTCCCCACAATACAAGTACCTGTATTAATGCCAGTACCAACATTAATAGGAGGCAATCCCCTACTGTCATATTCTTTTTTGAGTTCATTAATTTCTTCCTCTATTTCTATCCCTGATTTGACGGCCATCTCTGCGTGGTTAGTGCATTCAATAGGAGCATTCCAAAATGCCATGATGCAATCGCCCATGTACTTGTCAATCGTACCCCCATTAGCCAAGATAATATTGGTCATCTTATTTAAGAACTCATTAACTAATAATACTAATCCTTCTGGATCGTCATTGTTTTTGTAGTGCTCAGAGATAGGAGTGAATCCACATATATCCATGAAAAGGAAGGTCATCTCTCTTCTTTCTCCACCTAACTTTAAAAGTTCGGGGTTCTTTTGGAGTATGGCCACCTGTCTAGGATCTAAATAAGTTTCAAATTGCTTCTTGATCTGTTGTCTAAGTTTATATTGTTCCCGGAAGCGTAGATAAAAAGCCACCGTTGCAGTTATAAACTCAGATATAAAGGTCCATGTAACATCGACCAACATTCCTTGCTGTGCTGTCCAATAGCCATAAAACCCCGTAGAGAGCATAAAGATAGAGGCGTATGCTATTCCGAGGGTTATACCTAAATAGTTCAATAGCATCCACATAACGACGATAGAAGCCAATAATAATGTTACCTCTAAAGCTAATGCGTAATCTGGTATGTAAGGACTGTCCTCTATTAAAATACTTTCTGCTAAAGCTGCTTGTATATGATGTGGATTCATTAGCCCAACTGGTGTGGACAACTGAGGCATAACTCCGTTAGCCGTCACCCCTACAATAACGAACTTATCTTTAACATTCATTTCTTGCAGTGTTGTAGAAGGTGTATCTACCCATGAGATCCACTTACGTCCAAAAGAATCAACAGATACAGGTGGAATTCCCTTCACTCTTATTTGCTCTATCCCATTTTCATTTGTCTTAATAACATAGGTGTCTGCCCCGGCTAATACTTTTAATATCTGGGTTCCAAATGCAGGGGTCCAGCCATCAGGAGTACGCATTAATAAAGGTAGTCTTCTTGTTAAGCCATCAACATCTATGGGGGCAGATGATATTCCTTGATAAGCGTTATCTCTTAACATTTTAATATTCTCTGTAGCCCCTTGAAGCATGACACCACCTATGTCATCTCCCAATATCACTGTCCCGGTTGTTGCAGGGTACTCTTTATTATTAGTTTCAAACATAGCTATCACACTAGGGTATAAGCCAAGTACACTGGCGAACTCTTCATCTCCACCAAATCTATCTGGTTCACTAAAAGCTATTACATAACCTACACCCATAGCCCCGCTATGTAATAAGTCCATGTGGATCTCTGCTAATCTCTTTCTAGGGAAAGGCCACCCACCTTCTTGCTGTACGTCCTCTTCAGTTATATCTAAAGTTACAAATAAACCAGAAGGTTCTTGGTCCTTGATCCATGAATCAAATACCTTTAACTTTAGTATTTCAAGAGGTGTCCAACTTAAAACTAACGGTAAGGCTAATAACACCATTAGTCCCGGTAGGGTTAAGCGTTTAATCATATTGAGTTATAGTCACTGTCTTTGTGCAATTGGTTACGCAGTTGTAGGTCGCTGTGAAAGATTTATCGGTAGCTCCGCTTTGAGTTACGGCTACGTTGTAGTCGTCTTTATAGAAATTAAGCCTGGCAGTATGATCCCCCGATCCTGATTGAGTTATTGAGGCTGTTCCGTCGTCCGCATCGGAATACCAGAATATGTCAGCGTCATGGTCGCCTGACCCTGACTGAGTGATAGTGCTAGTGTTACCGTCAGCACGATTATAATTATAAATGTATCCATTGTGCTGTCCTGTACCCGACTGCGTAATAGTGCTAGTCGCGTCATCACCGAACGCAAGGATTTTAGCGTACTTGTTATTACCCGTTTGAGTAATCGTATAGGACGTATCGTCCCCTGCCATAAGTATCTCCCCATGATTACTATCCCCGTTTTGCGTTATGACCGCTGTGTTATCATCTTGATCTAAATCTAGATAACCATAATTATTATCCCCTGTCTGGGTAATTGTAAAGTTATTATCAGAGTGATTGGACCATTGAGAATACGCCTTCGTTGTATTTCCTGACCCTGTAGTCGTTAGATTGATAGTAGCTCTAGTGCAAGTATGGGTTTGGTACACTCCGTTGCTTAGACCACAATAGACTGTAGCGTTGTTGGTGTAGCCTACTTGTTTGATATTAATGATGGAGTCATCGCCTTTCTGTTGAATAGTAATTGCATTGTTTCCAGCAACTAAGGGAAAACTAATCAGACTGATTAATAATAATCGTACCATTTCCTCCTCCGTTCACTGTTATATTTATAAACTTACCAGCAGATAATATCTGTATATTATAAGCACTACTTTTTTCAATTTGTAAATCTATTGTGTTTTCTACACTTCTAAAGAATGTAAGCATCTCTCCATCAACATAAGAATACACCTGTGCCTTAGCGTCATACCCGGCAGATATTCCCTCTATAGTCACATCACCTATCTTTGATACTTCGTCCTCTCCTTCTATGAAAGCTAATAAATCTATTAAGAAATCTACGCTTAATAAATCTATGGATAGCCTATCTATTTCAAGTTCATCTTCTTCTAATTCATCTTCATCAAAGTTTTCTTCTAAGAAGTCTACGTCCAAGACATTAGAGCTCTTAGCGTTCTGATCTTCTACCGCTTCTTGTACTTCATCAGGAGGGTTAACAATTAATAAGTTATTAATTAAACCTAAAGTCATATTAACCAATGTAACAGGCCTAGTGGGTGGTGCTTCAGAAACACTAACCATGGTTGCTTGAAAAGGTTTATTAAGAACTTCTACTCCTGCTGCGGTTTCTACGGTGATTTCTCCTGAGCTCGTACCATCTTCATCAGGCAAGAGAATAATAAGGGACCTTCCTATTTCATCTACTGTTGTGGTGAAGTCTGTTCCTCTGATAGCTATATTAGCTGAAGGTGTTCTGATAGAGATGTTCTCTTTATTTATTCTACCTAACTTCCCTGTGATGAATCTTGCTGTGCCCCCAGCCATGCGTAAGGCCAATTTACTCTTGGCTGGGTTAGGATCGTAGATATATTCATCCACTATAATCTTTGAGTGTTCTGTTAGTTTCAGAACAGAATCATCTAAGAAGGTAAGAGCCATACGACCATTACCTGTTCTTACATCGTCATTACTAAAGATACCTAAAGCCAATTCAGCTAAAAGCTTATCCCCATTCGTACTGCGTAATATCTCTCCATTCCCACGTAGTTCAGAGATTTCTCCAATCTCTGCATACAGGGGAACAGATAATAAGGCTACTAACAGCCAGTAGTGCATTGGTCTATATTAATAGTACCGCTTGTTGAAGCTGCAACTAAATTTATAGTGTCCGTTACACCTGATGCACTTGTTGTTTGGTCAATATCGACATTATTACTATCCCCAGTAAGACTGACTGTTATGCTCTTGTCGTCAGTCCCAATCTGAGTTACATCAATGTCATTGCTGTTGCCGTCTATTGTCCAGTTATTAACTGCACCTATAACTTCACTTCGGATATTTAGATCATTAGTGTTACCAGTTATAACCGCATCAAAGTTTCCGCCTGTGGCTGTACTTGAACTACCTTGTAACCAAGTCAATACGTTAGTATTACCTGTAGCACTATAGTCAAAGTCAGAACTTGTCACAGCACCACCGCCACCAGCGGTTATTGTCGACGTATTCGAGTCTCCGATTTGGTACATAGTCCAACTAGAACTTGCTGCTTGAGCAATTGCATTAGCTAAAGTATTAGTATTACCCTGTTGTTTAATATCAGCCGTTATTGATGCACCTGCAAAGGTAGACCTTGTACTCGACGTACCAACCTTGTTCGTGTTTCCGATTTGGTCAATAGTCAGACTAAAAGCCCCACCGCCGCTTTGGGTTAGATATATATCATTATCCCCTGCTGTTACAGAGGCCACAAAACAAACTAACAATATTTTT